GCCCGCATCCCGCACGATCCGTTTTTTGTGCCCTAAGCGGCCGGGCGGCCCGGGTCGGGCCGGGATAGGACGGGCTGGTGGGTGATCGGGTCCGACACGACCGGAAACGGGGGCGGGTGGAAGCGGCCCTCGAGCAGGAGCTCATCGACCGTCACGACATCCGCCCGGCCGAGCGGGCCCACCTGCGGGCCCAGGCCCGGGCCGTCGACCTGGCCGAAGCGATGGCCGACCCGGAGATCGTGACCCATGCCGGCGACGGTTACCTCCGATTGCGGGTCGCGGCGGGGCTCACCGCCGGCGGGGCCAAGCCGGTCGACGCCTTCGACGCCCTGCTGGCCGAGCTGGCTGGACCCACCGCCGGCGCTGGCCACCCGTCGGACCCCTGACCGGCTGACGTACGGGCCGGCGGTGGCCAAACTGGCGGCCGCTACCGGCCGGCCGTTGATGCCGTGGCAGACCTTCGTGGCCGACGTGGCCCTCGAGGTCGACGAGGCCGGCCGGTTCGTGTACCAGCTGGTCGTCGTGACGGTGCCCCGCCAGTCCGGAAAAACGACGCTGTTCGGGGCGGTGCTGGACCATCGGGCGCTGATCACGCCCCGGGCCCGGTGCTGGTTCACCCAGCAGTCCGGGAAGCACGCGGTGGACTGGCTGATCAACGAGCATTGGCCGCTGCTGGCCCCGTTCGTCCCGAAAGTCCACCTGCGCCGGGCGGCCGGCTCGGAGCACATCAAGTGGCTGCCGTCGGGCGGGCTGATCCGCCCGTTTCCGCCCACCCCCGACGGCCTCCACTCGAAGGTTTCGGATCTGGTGGTGGTGGACGAGCCGTGGGCGTTCGACCTGGTGAGGGGCCAGCAGCTGGACCAGGCCGTCATCCCGACGATGGCCACCCGGCCGAACGCCCAAACCTGGAAGGTATCAACGGCGGGGGATGCCACCTCTACCTGGTGGTTGGGGACGGTCGAGGCGGGGCGGGCGGCGGCCAAAGCGGGCCGGACGGCCGGGGTGGCCTATTTCGAGTGGTCGTGCCCCGACGGGATGGACCCGACGGAGGCGGTCACATGGCCGTTGTACCATCCGGCCTACGGGCGGACTATCGGCGCCGGGGCCATGTCCGCCGCGCTCGAGCAGTTCGGCCCGGACGAGTTCGCCCGGGCCTACGGGAACCGCTGGGTGTCCACCCTGGAGCGGGTGATCCCGCTGGCGGCGTGGCGCCGGGCGGCCGAGGAGCCGGCCGACCTGCCCCTAGCCACAGGCCGGCTGGCCCTCGGTTTCGACGCCGCGGTGGACCGCTCCGACGGGGCGATCGTGGCCGCGTGGCGGGACGAGGCGGGGGTGGGGCATGTGGAGGTGGCCGACCAGCGGCCGGGGGTGGGCTGGCTGGTCGAACGGCTGGGCGAGCTGGTCGGCCGGTGGCGGCCGGCCGCGGTGGTGTACGACGCGGCCGGCCCGGCCCTGGATGTGGCCGACGCCGCCACCCGGGCCGGCCTCCAGGTGGACGGCCTGAAGGCCCGCGAGTACGCGGCCGCCTGCGTGGGGCTGCTGGAAGGACTTGTAAGCGACCCGCCGGCCGTCCGGTACCGCCAGCATCCGGCGCTCGACGCGGCGGCCAACGACGCCACCAGGCGGGCGCTCGGCGATGCGTGGGCGTGGGGGCGGCGCCAGTCGGCCGGGTCGCTGGCGGCGTTGACGGCGGCCACGGTGGCGATATGGGGATACGACCACGCCCCCGCCGCCCTCGGCGACTTCCGCATTTTCTAGTTATCCGCAGACGTTGTGCATAACGGCACTAGGCTTCGGGCGCGGTGTCGATGGTGTGGCGTAACCCGGGCCCGTGGCCGATCGGGCGAGTCTCCAGCGGGGCGCCGTCGCTGCGGTTCACCCCGCCGGACGGCACCAACGCCATGGTCGGCCCGTTCGTGTGGGACGCCACCTCGGCCCGCCAGATCCCGGCGGTGGCCCGCTGCCTGCAGATCTATTCGGGGCTGGTCCGCCAGATGAAAATGGATGTGTTCCGGGGCGACGTGAAACTCCCGCGCCCGAGGTTGTTGGACCGGCCCGACCCGCTCAACGCCGGCTCCTGGTTTGTCGGCGTCTCCGTCGAGGACTACCTGCTGTCCGGCAACGCCGTGTCGCTGGTCACCTCGAGAGGCGTCGACGGGTGGCCGCTCACGGTGCAGTACCTGCCGATCAACTACGTGTACATCGTGTGGGTGCCCGGCCAGGCCCTGCCCGACTACTACTACTACGGGTCGCCGCTGCCGACCGAGGACGTCATCCACGTCAAACGGGGGGCGGACCGCTGGTTCGGGGCCGTACGCGGTGTCGGCATCGTCGAAGAAGCCATGGGCACCCTCGACCGTGTAGCCATGGAAGAGGTGTACGAGTCGGCCACCCTGGCCGGCGCCGCCGTCCCCAGCGTGGCCATCATCGCCCCGCAGGCCACCTTGACCCAGGATGTGGCCGACCAGGCGGCCGACAACTGGGATGTCAAGTACGGGGGGCCGAACCGCCGTCCGGCCATCCTCCCCAACGGCACACAGGTCATCCCTTTGGCATGGTCGCCGTCGGACACGCAGCTGATCGAGGCCCGGCACATGTCGCTGGTCGACACCGCCAACCTGTTCAACATCGACGGCTACTGGCTGGGCGCACCCGTAGCCGGGATGACCTATAAGACGGCCACCCCGCAGTACCAGCAGGTGCTGCGCACATCTTTGGAGCCGGTGTTGGCCGACCTGGAGGACGTGTGGTCCTACTGTTGGCTGCCGCGCGGCCAGCAGGTGCGGTTCGACCGTAACCAGCTGCTGTCCGACGACCTGACGGTGACGTCTACCGCGGCGGTGGCCACCTACGCCGGCAAGGTCGTCACGCTCGACGAGGCGAGGGCCATGCTCAACCTGGCGCCCACCGACGACGAGACAGGCCCGCCGGCGCCGCCGCCGCCGGTGGTTATGGCTCCCCCGGCGGCGGCGGCCGCACAACCGGCCGAACAACCGGTGGAGGTGCCGGCATGACCGAACCCGAGCTCCGAGATTTCTCCGCCGTCCTGGCCTTACGTGACACCCAGGCCGTCGGCCGGCCGTACAAATATCTGGAGGGGCGGGCGGTGCCCTACGACGAGTGGGCGCCGGTGCGGACCGGGTTCGGCGGGTTCCTGGAGCAGCACCGCCACGGGTCGTTCAAACGGTCGACCAGCCCGGCCCGCCCGGCCGGCCAGAAACTGCCGCTGCTGCTGTTCCACAACAACCAGTCGTTCCCGATCGGCCACGCCGAGTCGTGGTCGCATCCGGCCGACGGGCTGCGCGGCGTGTGGAAACTGAACGGGTCGCCCGAAGCCCAGCGGGCGGCGCAGGCGGCCGAGGCCGGCGACCTGGTCGGCCTGTCTATCGGGTTTATCGACGCCGCCGCCCCGGCCTGGACCGACGGCGACCCCTACTCGGACGACCCCGACGAGCTGCCCCGCGTCACCCGCCTCGAATCTAGGCTGGTCGAGGTGTCGATGACGCCGACGCCGGCGTTCGCGTCGGCGGGGGTGACGATGGTCCGCTCGGCCTGGCGGCCGCCGACCCCGCCCGAACGCGACGTGGATCGCTGGCGGCGCATCGCCGACCAGTTACGCTCCCGGTAGCGACGCACGCGGCCGACCCCGCCCGTCCCCCGACCGCCACCCGGGTCTGAACGCCTCCTGGCGGCCCCGGACGTTTGGCCCGTCGGAGAGCCCCGCCGGCTGACCCCCACTAACGCGGAGGCAATTCCGATGAACCCTGTTCTTGATCGTTTGCGCGCCCAGCGGGCCGAGCAGATGTCGGCCATGGACGCCGTCCTGTCCCAGGTGTCCGACGACCGCGACCTGGTCGACGCCGAAAAGAGTCTGTTGACGGCCACCCAGCAGCGGCTGGCCGAGATCGACGCCCAGATCAAACCGTTGGCCGACTACGAGGACATGCGCGCCGCCCACGAGGCCGCGGCCGCCGCCCTGCCGCAGCCGCGCGGCGACCGGCCGGCGGCCCAGCCCCGGCGTCTGGACGCCGAGAGCCGCGGCGTCGTCTACCGGTCGGCGGGGGCCTACCTGGTCGACTATCTGCGGGCCCACGGGATCACCGACCGCGGCAACCCCGACCCGGCCGCGGCGGCCCGTATCGCCCAGACCCGGGCGGTGGCCGACCAGAAGACCACCGACACCACCGGTGTCCTGCCGACCCCGATCGTCGGCCAGGTGGTCGACCTGATCGACGCCAACCGGCCGTTCATCAGCTCGCTGGGCGGGGCGAAAGGGCTGGGCGGCATCCCGGGGGCCACGTTCACCCGCCCGAAGATCACCCAGCACACCACTGTCGGGTTGCAGGCGGCCGGGGCGGGCGAGAAAACCCAGCTGTCGTCGCAGAAAATGACGATCAGCCCGGTCAGCTTTGCTAAGGCCACCTACGGCGGCACCGTCGACATCTCCCGGCAGGACATCGACTGGACCAGCCCGGCGGCCTGGGACATCCTGGTCCGCGATCTGGCCAACGTGTACGCGGTGCAAACCGAGACGGCGGCGTCGGGGGCGTTCAAGACGGCGGCCACGGCCACCCCGGTGGTGGTGGCCACCAACGACCTGAAAGGCTGGACGCTGGCCATCTACACCGCGGCCATGCACTCCTACCAGGCCGGGTTTATGATGCCCGACCGCATCTGGTGCAGCCTGGACGTGTGGGCGGCCCTGGGGTCGCTGGTCGACGTGGCCCGGGTGGTGCTGCCACCCGACGGCTCGGTGGGCGCGGTTGACAGCCCGCTCGACTCCATGGATGTCGGGGCCTCCACTCTGGCCAGCTTCCGGGGCGACCTGCTCGGTGTGCCCCGCATCGTGGTCCCCACCTTCGCGGCCGGCACCTGCATTATCGGGCCGTCCGCCCTGTTCGAGGTGTACGAGGAGATCATCGGCCTGCTGTCGGTCATCGAACCGTCGATCCTGGGGGTGCAGGTGGCCTACGGCGGCTATGTGGCCTTCGGGGCGTTGGCCGCCCCCGCGTTCATCCCGCTGACCATGCCGGCCGGCATGCCGACCATGCTCGAGGCCGAACCCGAACCCGAGGCGGCGGCACCCAACGGCGGCAAGAACGCCAAGTAGGTGGCCTGGACCATCAAACCGCGCGGTTCGTGGGGCGAGGCGACATCGTCCGCCCCGGGCACCGACTTCCCGGCCGCCCTGGCCATGCCGGGCACCTGGCACTGGTATCCGGGGGGAACCACCCTGCTGGTCCGCAAGGACCAGTGGGGCGGCCTGGCCGCCACCCCCGGGATCGACAGCATCCAGCCCACCACCGGGCCGCAGGCCGGCGGCACCGGTGTGACCATCCGGGGGTCGGGTTTCATCGGCTCGACCGGGGTCACCTTCGGCGGCACGGCGGCCACCGGTTTTCTGGTCAACGCCGACGCCACCATCACCTGCGTCTCGCCCGCCCACGCCGCCGGCGCCGTGCCGGTGGTAGTGCTCAACCCCCGCGGCAACGCCACCGCGGCCGAGCAATACACCTACGTATGAGCGTCCGCTGATGGCGTACTGGCCGAAACTGCCGGAGGTGCGGTCGCTGCTGCGCCTGCAACCCGATCCGACCGAGGATGCCGTCATCGGCACCGCCCTGGCCGCCGCCATCGACTACGGCAACCGGCGCATGAACCTGGGTGGCGGCTGGGTCGAGGACGGCACCCTGCCCGACGCCGCCCACCAGGCCTGCCTGTTCCACGCGGCGCGCCTGTACCGCCGCCGCGACTCGATCGACGGGACCATCGGTTTCGGCGATCTGGGGGTGGTGCGGGTGGGGCGCACCGACGTCGACCGCGACGACCTGTACGCGGTGATAGCGCCGCTGGTGTTCGGGTGACCTGGAACCGGGCCACCGCCGCCGCCGCCCTGACCGCGGCCCTGCAGACGGCGGCCGGGGAGACGGCGTTTGTGTTCGAGCGGCCGCCG